CCACAAAATTATCCTTTTAATTTAAAGTTAATTTAGGTTTCGTTGTTCGGTGAAAATAAAGTGTTTTGAAAGCCCCACTTATTTCATTTAGGCTTAGGAATACTATTTAATTAATAACTATTTTGATTTTGATTGCAAGTAAAAAAAAGGGCCAGTCTCCCGGCCCCCTTTATACATCGTTAGGAGATGTATTTATTTACTTCAGGAGTTTCTTTCCCTGGTTCAATAAATTCTCTTTCATTTTAGGTTCAGCAACACCTTCTTTCTTAGCAATTTTTTTTATAGAATCACTAACCATTTTTTTAATCATGTTACCAGGGTTCCTAAGGCCATTCTCACCCATAGCCCTTATAATTGTGTATGATTCGATATCAACAGCAATTGATTTCCATTTGTTTACGTCCATTATTTCTCCTATTTGTCTTGATATTCTTTAGTTTTATAAAATTCAACTAAATTTATTTTATTTTTTTGAGTTAGCCCTGCATTATATATACGTTCAATAATTGCTATATAATCAGCAGTAGACGTTCCCGTTAAGAACCACGAAGATTTACTTTTGCAAGCAGTTTTAAATCTTCGGTGATCAAATCTAGGATGTTTGTCAGCCACAATATAAGACACCACCATGGAACGTTTGAATCTTTTATTCTTTGTAGATTCCATACCATAGAAATATTTTTTAAGTTGCATCAATTGTGATCCAATACGATCAGCATGTTCTATACCTCCTGCAGGAATTACAAAACGTCCTGTTTTAAAATCATTACTGATTCTTGACCACAGTGAAGTTTGTTTTAACAAAAGCACTATCATTTCAGAAACATTAATTCCGTATTGTTGCATTTTGTTTCTTACAATTCTGTAATCCATTTTATTTCTAGCGCAGTGTTGATCTAAATAATTTTCCATAGACCAATTCTTACGTCCTGTGTTTAGACGTGCCACATCAAGTGGATCATCAGAGTCCATAATGATATATGGAATTTTTAGATCTAATTGTTTTCTGGCTTCCAATGTATGTTGGCCATCAACAACTTCCATATTTTTATTTACACGAATAGGATCGTAAAGATCTTTTTCCTCAATCAACTTTTTAAGTTGTTGCACATGTGCTTCATCTACAGGTCTGTTACCTCTAGTTTTTTTGAACTTACTGTAATCAGTAGTTTCAAAAAATTTATTATTTATTGCTTTATTCATCTTTTCCTCCTTGGTTATTTAACGTTTATTTCTTTATCTCTTCTACCAGGTATCCATGCACGCACCATTGGTGGATCTGTTAGCCCATCCATAGCATCAATGTACACAGTTAATTCACCTGCATTTGTTTTCATTTTCACATAACAAGTACCTTTATTTCTAATATCAAAATGAATACCTTTTGCGTATCTATCTTCAAATTTACATTTTTTTCTTATTTGAAGTTCTTCTTTATCTCTGTGCTTAGTCATATCTTTTCCTCTTTGGTTAATTTAAAATAAAATATCCCAATGCAGCAAAGATTAATAATAAAACTTTTGCAGGGATTATTGTTATTAATGCAATAAACATCATACTAAATATCAGGTCTTTCATCGGCACCTCTCTGTTGATCTTGCACTAGTTTATTTGCAATGGTTTCGTTAATTGGATATATGGGCATATCTTCAAAGTTCATTGAACACTGCTGCAACATCTTCATAACTTCTTGGTAAGCATCGTCTTGATACTCAAGCGGTTCACCACTAATGTCAGTTTTCGGTAGCCGTGATAAAATGTTATTTACCTTTTCGCTCCAATCCTTAAACACTTGTGAATCGCATTTTGTTGTAGTTGCCATAAGGCCTCCTCTTTGTTATTATTGTTATGTATCTTTATATAAACATTTTCATGGGATATGCAAGTAAATAATAAGCTAGGATAATATAGGATATTATGACAAAATTTATATTAGTTATGTATATGTGCAGTATGATAAGTGGCGAATGTCCTAATCATCATATTCCTGGTTTTTCATTTAATTCACATTATGAATGTGTAGAATATGGTTACCGAGTAGCTCACGGCACATTTAAATCATTAGAAGATACTGAGCAATTTGATAGAGAATACATAGAAAATAACAAAATAGTTGTTAAATTTGAATGTAGACAAATAGAAGTTCCTAAACCAAAAATGCCAAAAATTAAACCTAAATTAAGCACATAGTTGCAATTTAGTCTTATTTTGATATATAATAGCACATGAAGCTTTATCGCATCCAAGTAAACTATAAGAATATATATATTGATGAGACGCTTGAGGGTAAGAATGATAAAGCAGTCCTTGAAGATTTTTCAAATAAGGTTGCTTCAGGGAACATAACAGGGAACGAAGGGCCTGGATTTCATGACCCGGATCTTTTGCTCCTAACCTTAGAAGAGGTTGACCGAGATGCAACTACAAAAGTTAATATCGGAGAAACTTCAGTTGGAGTCCAAATGGGCCAACCAAGCATTGGTTCAGGGTAGAGTAACTCCTGATATGAAGTGGATCGATATCAAGATCAAAGAGATCAGAGTTAAGATCAATGATCAAAGTGTTGAAGACGCACAAAAAGGTCTTTTAGACATAGCTAGCTAGACTAGCTTAAAAAAATTAAATTTTTTCCTAAGGTTACTGCGCTCTAAATTATTCTTTGGCCTCGCCCCAAGATTTACCAAGAGCAATATCTACCTTAGAAGGTACCTTCAGTGTGTCTATTGCATTTTCCATTAAATCTTTTACAGCAACAATGTCAGATTCTTCATTTATAGAAAAACATAATTCATCATGAATTTGTAGTAATGGTTTGTAACCTGCTTTATAACAATTAATCATAGCTTGTTTTGTTTGGTCAGCAGCAGATCCTTGTATTAATCTATTCAACGCTTTGTAGGTAAAAGCCCTCCTGATGTTGTTTCCATAAATCGCCTTAGCCTCCTCGTACTGCATGGCCTTGTTCATTCCGAATGTAGCAGGCTCCCACATGTCAAATCGGCATCTACGACCCCCTATTGTTCGAATAAAACCATATTTAGAGGCAGAGCTAGATACATCTGTAGCTAATTTCTTAACAAAAGGCACTCTTTCTCCATATTGTCTAAGTAATGCTTCAGCTCTATCTTTTGTAATACCTAATTCTTTACCAAGTTTGGCCTTTCCCATACCATAGAATAGTCCAAAATTTATTGTTTTAGCCTGTGTTCTAGTAATACCTGCCATATCAGCTACGATCTGGTGAAAGTCAGCAGATTCATTTTTATAAGCTTCAATAAACTCCGCTGCACCTTCAAAATTATCATTGACCGATGCAGCGTAGTGAGCAACAAGCCTAGGCTCTTGTTGTGAGTAATCGAAACTACCCCATTGTCTACCTTCTTCTGGTAGGAACAAACTTCTAATTTTATCTCCAAATTCTTTATTACGTGCTGGGATCTGTTGTAAGTTAGGATTAGAATACGATAGTCTTCCAGATACTGTTCCACCTTGGTCAGATCTTAGTTGATTTATTTCCGAATGTATTCTACCCTTGTGCACATAACGTTGAATGGAATCTATGAATGTTGAATGAAATTTATTTATTTCTCTTGCTTGTCTTATTAGTTGCGCTATTGGGTTATCACAATTTACTAACCAGTTTTGTGTAAAGCTTGGTTCGTCAGTTTTCGCTGTTCGTGGGTATTCGACACCTATTCGATCAAACACTTGAGCAACACTTCTTGCTGCCCAAATATCTACATCAAGTGTGGTCTGAGATTTTATACTTGATAAAACCTCAGACTCTTTTTTTTTGAATTCTTTTTTTAGCAGAGAGGCCTTCTCTTCGTCAACTCTTATTCCTCTACGTCTCGTATCTATTAAAATAGGCAATAATTCCATCTCCATTTCCCATACATCGTGTAGAGACTGCTTAGATAGCTCTGTTTTTAGCACTTGCCATAAACGTAAGGTTAGCCCTGCATCTTGCTCAGCATAGAAGCCTACGTAGCCCGCAGGCAGCTTCCACATGTCAGCTTTTGGGTCAATTCCCCATTCTTTGGCCTTTTCGTTCAAAAACGTTTCATTTTTAATTTCACCTAAATAATCTTTGGCACACGCATTTAAACTAAAACTAAATCTGTTTTCATTAATTAATGCAGCAGCAATCATGGTGTCAACTATCTTACCTCTTATTTCAAATCCATTTACAAGTAACCAACCAACATCATAACTTGCGTTGTGAAATATTTTAGTTGCATCTGTTTTTAAAACATCTTGCATCCATGCGCAGGTTATCGACAGATCCATGTTCCCACCAGCATCATGAGCAATTGGAAAGTACCATTGTTGGCCAAGTGCAGCAACTGCAAATCCTACAATGTGTCCATCAAACGTTGCCCATCCTGGTCCTTTAGTTTTTATGTTTGGATCTTTAGTTTCTAAGTCGATTGCAATTTCTGTCGCTTTAGATAAATCAGGATACTCTGCGGGAGCAATCCAATCACTGTCGTTGTATATAAAATTTAATTGATGTGTCATTGTATTTTTCTACTTAAGTTTGCGTCTTCAATTGATATTGCTTTTTTAAAAGGTATGTTCATTTCAAATAAAGCACAATCGGCACAATAGTAATTATATTCATGAACTATAACTGCAACGTATCCATCACATCGCTCACACATAACTAATTTATTTTTTTTCTTTTTTGCCATCTTTTATTTTTAAAATTTCTAAATCACAATAATGTTTTATTTTTTGTAAGTCCTCAATACCATTTTTGTGCAAATACCTACAAACATATTTTATTACGTTTCCCTGAAAAAACGATAAATTATTTTTTGAAATAAATTCATATGGTTGAATCTCAAAAAATTTATAGTGAGATCCCCCTATTTGTTTATCTTGTGGAAATGCTTCTTCAAACATATCTTTATCTGACATAGTTAGCCTCGTATTGTTTAAAATATTTTCCTAACGGAAAATTATATTGATGATAAGTACCCAACAGATGCAATGTGCTTTTAGATCTGGTGGCACCTGTATACCAAACTCTAAGTTCTTTTACTTTATCTGCTAAATTCTTTTTTTCAAAATGTGATGGAAAATTACATTTGCTCGCCAGGACAACATTATCTGCTTCACCACCTTTTACCTGGTGTATTGTATCTATAATAATTTTTGGTGGCTGACTTAAATCTACACCTTCATTCATAAGTTTTTGAAAATACTGTTTATCTTTGTCTTTAAATTTTCTCTTAAATACTTGATTCCATGGACCTTTTTCATCACGCATGCCACACCTTAAATGTAATTCATCAAATGTAAAGACTTGATTTGGGTGTGCAAAACTCCATTTTTTACTGTCCGTTGACCGGTAGCCGTGGTCAATGTTTAATAGAAATTCATACATTGTTGTGGCTTCCTCTCTAGTTATACTACCACCATCACAAATTTTTTCCCAATAATTAATAGCTGCAAATTGATTAGGGTCAAAAGATTTATTATTTTTTTGATCTTGATAATACAAACCTAAGTTCCTTGCCTCCTGTTGGAGTTCTTTTTTTACATCATTAATTCTAGCTAACACCATCCAACTACCATCCATATCCCAAGGTACTTTTTTTAATCCATTCCAACGATATACATGTCCATTTTTACCGTTAGAATAAAACTCTTTCTGTATACGATTCTCACCCATAGAATTTAACAAACATTTTGAAAAGAAATGTATATTCTTATTTAATCTTACACTCTTTTTTAAAACCAAAGACTTACCAGGAAAAGTTTGAAATAAATTAACATCAGCACCATTCCACTCGTAAATTGCTTGGTCATCATCACCTGCAATATAAACTCTCTCCACTGCGCCTGCTATTTTAACTACCATATCCCACTGCAGGGGTGTCAAATCTTGAGCTTCATCTACCATTAAAACTTTAAACGGTATAATTAATCCGTCACTAATAAATTTTTCTACCATATCAGTAAAGTCAAGCCTGTCCGGTGTCCGTTGTCCGCCCTCTAATTCCATTGTTTTAAATTCTTGATAACCTGCAATGATAGATTTAAATTGTTGTAGTCTAACTGTCTTTCTAGTTTGTTGTTTATATAACCACACAGGATCAACTTTCATGTTTCTTGCCCTGTCATATATTTGAAGCGACCAATTATTATATACCTTTTGATCGTCCCAAGTATCTTTGTAACCTACCTTGACAGTTCCGTATTGTGTATGAAACATCAGCATGTCAGCTTTGGGATCTAGTACGGGAATTTCAGCAAACTGTTGTCTGGCCAAAGAATGTAATGTTCTAAAATATGAGAAAGCATCTTCGTCATAGCCTTTGAACTTTTGTCTAACCCTTGCAACACACTCGTTAACAGCTTTGTTAGTAAATGATACATAACAAATTTCGTCTGGAGAGTAACCTTTCTCAAGGTACCTCTTAACCCTCTTAAGTAAATTTTCTGTTTTCCCTGTTCCTGGTGGTCCAAATATTTTAATTGTCTTCCCACGCAGCTTTTGCTTTATTAAATTTGACATCTTTATTTTTATGCTCTGTTTGTTGAGGCAGTGCTACAACCCAATGCCTACTACTTATGTTTTGAAACTTTTTCTTAGGCAAAGCTTTTCCTTGCTCAAGAAAACTAGTACATTCTTTTTCATTCCAATTATAACCTATTTTTTTCATAAATGATTTAAAGGTTTCTAGCTTAAATCTCATTTCTACTTCGTCTTTCCAAATGTTACCAGAATCTATTTGATCGAACTCCGTAGTGTCCTCTACATCTTCTAAGAATCTAGTCATTCTAGAATTAAATACATCCTCTCTTTCCTCACCTGCATCAAAACCTTCCATATCTTGTTTGTTAGTTAATAATTCATCTAACCAATCTCTATATGGATCTGGATCTCTCTTAGTTGGTTTAAGTGGTCTCCAAACAATATCGTAATTTAATAATTGTTCTCCTAACAACTGCTGTTGGTATAATTGTTTTGTTGAAAGTCTAATTGATTTACCATGAATAGGTAAAATCCAATAAGGTTCTGGATATGAATTTACTTTTAAAAGCTTACCAACCTCAGGCAATACTTCGTTTGCACCAATACCATGTTTACGTCTTAAGCAAGTGCTTGATGAACAATGCATTCTAGCAATTGATGTTTTACATTTATAAGCATACTCTTTGTTTTCAACACCTTTAAATATATTTTCTAATTCTTTTGGGTGTAACTCTTCTGAACAAACCTTGTTCATCATTTTACGAGTCCAATCTTGGTACATGACAGGGTCTGGATTAATCTTTTTACCTAATACTGCTACATTGAACATTGCATCATTACGCCCTTCACCTTTTTGAACTTTGTTTTTCATAAAATTAACTACACAAGGTGGATAGTCTTTTGTTTCATCATCTTGAAATATTTTAAGTTTTTTAAATTCTGCAGGTGTTAATCTGTAGTTTGATACAAACTTAAATAAATCTTCTATCTTTACAGAGTTAGCATTATCATCCATAGCAACTCTCGTTGTCATGTGTGCTTTTTGATAAGGTAGGTTTACAAAATTACCTTTTCTTTTTTGATTCCAATCCTCGGGTGTTAAGTCAACTTCATCCTGCGCAGGATATATATCTGTCGTAGTATCATTGACACCTAAATCTGATGCAAGTTCAATTAATTTTTTACGCATTGATGCTGCAGGAACTACACCATCAATAAATAATATTAAATGGAGTCCGTTGGATTTTGATCTGAATGGTACGAGTGGGTATTTTCTTTTCCGTATAACCGATATAACTTCCTTATGCTGTATATTATAACGATCAACATCGATGACCCCCCAACTGCATGTATTATCATCTCGAATGGGAACTGATCCATAGTACTTCTCTCCTTTTAAATGTTGTGACCAATGTTCCTTGGTCATGGGTTTTGGCTCTACCCAATGTCTAAATTCTTGTTTCCCATCCCTGTCTCGTTTGTGACCTAGAGGTTCTGAAGCACCAAAATATGTAGAAGAGCCCTGGAAGAGTTCTATAAACTCCTCCAGGGTGTTGTCAAGTAGGTCCATATTAGAATGGTGTTTTTTCTACTTGTTCTTCTTTACCGTGATTTGTTCGAACAGCACCTTTTTTACAAGATTCATAAAATTCAAATGCTGCTTTGATGGTGTCTTGGCTATCTACTGTACCCAAGTGTTCTATTTCCCAACCATACCATGAACCTAAATTGTTTTTTTCTAAAACAGTTTTAAGTGAGTAACGTTGAGTAAAGGGTGCAGGTTTAAAAAAACCTTTTCCATCACTTCTTTTTTGCCTCAAAGACATCATCATGGAATTCCATTTTTTTGACTTCTTTCTTTGAGTTGATTTCATGGTAATTAAAGCAGTTGAAGATTTATCTTCTTCAACAACCATTACATAGTGAGAAGCAGTTTCCTCAATGTAATTACCATTTTCTAGTCTATCTTTACCATCATCACCTCTGGTAGTTTTACTCATTATATCCGAATCAAATGGATATACAAAAACAGGAGCAACTGCACCCTTTTCTCTGTCTCTCCACTCAATGTATTCTAATTTATAATAACAAGGTATTACTGTTATACCTTCAGCGCCATTATAAAGTTCATCGGTTACTGTGTTGTAAATCATCCCAGGTCTTGCAGTATCAATAAACTGACTATCCCCTTGTGTTACTTGGGGTGATAACTGCCCAAGAACTTTAAGAAATGGTAATGCTAAACTTTTTGAATCAACATTATCAAATCCAGAATCAGCAAATTGCTCAATATTAATATTGGCAACTGCACCAGCTTCTTTTTTAATCGTCACTTCGTTCGATTGTCCGTCTTTTATTTTCATATTATACCTATTATTTGTTAGTTATTTTCGTTTTGTTTGCGATGTATACTCCAAACAAGTCAAAAGGTAATTCTTTACCAGCTTCAACTTGTTCTTTAACAAAGGCCTTTAAAGTCATGGGTTCAACTTTTTCTTTTTTATTATAATTAAATCCATGATCCTCGCAGACTTTTATTAATTCAGAGACTTGGTTGTCTTGTCCTCGGTTAAATGAAGCGGTAACAGTATTTTTGATTATATCCTCAAAACCTTTACCTCTTAACCAACCGAAGGCTTCCTCAACACGTGACTCAGGAATTTTTGCTGCATAGAATGGTTTTACTTCTACTGTAGAACCATCACTTAATTTCAACAAAGATACACCTGCTTCCTGCATCATCTCTGGAATTATTCTCTCTTCTAAATCTCTAGCTTTATGTTTTAGTTGAGATAATTTTTCTTCTTCTTGTTCTATGGTTTTTTTTAACTTGTTATATTCGTTACATTTGTCTGTTATAGACTTAACGTTATCTTTACTAATGTCTATATTAGACATTGCTTCTATATCTAACTTTTCCATATTTTCCTCCTGATGGGGTCTTAAATTATTCATTTGATCTTTGCAAGAAAAAAATATAAAAAGTTTTCAAGATGTGGAAATACCCCTATAAGACCAAGCCGTACGAGCATCAACGGAATGCACTAAACGAATCGGCTGAAAAAAATAACTGGGCCTATTTTATGGAAATGGGAACAGGTAAAACTAAAGTAACTATAGATAATATTGCTTATCTTTACTTACAAAGAAAAATTACAACTGTATTAATTATTGCTCCTAAATCTGTGTATACTAATTGGGAATCTGAAATTGAAATACACTTACCAGATGTATTAAAATATAAAATATTTAAATGGAACATTGATAAACCTAAGGATTATTTTAAACTAGAAGAATCAAAAGATCTTAAAATTTTTTTAATAAACGTTGAGGCATTGTCAACAAAGAGAGGTTTTCAAGCCTGCGCACAATATTTGACTAAAAATAAATTAAATTTTGTAGCACTGGATGAATCAACCACAATAAAAAACCGATCAGCAAAACGAACAAAAAACATTTTAGCATTAGGAAAAGTATCCCATATAAAGCGTATATTAACAGGATCCCCAATAACAAAATCTCCATTAGACTTATTTACACAATGTCAGTTCTTAAGTCCAGAATTATTAGGTTTTAACAGTTATTTGGCTTTTAGAAATAGATACGCTGAAATGACAGATATACCAGTTGGTTCAGGTAGATATATCTCTATACCAAAATACTACAAAAGACTTGATGAATTAGAAGAAAAAATGAAAACATTTGCAACTAGAATACGTAAAGACCAATGTTTAGATTTAAAACCAAAAGTTAGATCTAAAAGATACATTGAATTAGATGGTGAAGGTAAAAAAATATATGAAAGACTTAAGCATCATGCATTAGCAATTGTTGAAGATAGCACAATATCGTTTTCTAATAAATTAACTGAAATAATAAAACTGCACCAGGTATGTAATGGATTTACTAAAGATGATGATGGAAAAATATTGCAATTGCACAAATCAAAATTAAGTGCCTTAGAGGAGACACTTGAGGAAACTGATGGTAAAGTAATCATATGGGCTAATTATTTATATAACATCCATGAAATTAAAAATTTTTTAATAGATAAATATGGACCTGAATCTACTGTTAGCATTTATGGAGAAGTTAGTGTTGAAGATAGAAAAACTGCTGTTGAACGTATACAAAAAGATAACAAATGTCGTTTTTTGGTTGGTAATCCTACTACCGGTGGTTTTGGTCTCACTCTTACTGCTTGCAATACTGTCATCTATTATAGCAACAGCTATAACTTAGAAGTGCGTATGCAATCAGAAGACCGTGCTCATAGAATGGGCCAAAAAGGTACTGTTGTTTATATTGATATTGTAGCAAGAGGTACATTAGATGAAGCTATCATGAAGTCTTTAACCAGTAAAGGACAAATTGCTGCTAAAACTTTAGGTGAAGAAGATCTTAAGAGTTGGTTGCTATAAGTTTATTGTATTGTTCTACTCTCTCTAAAAATTTATCTCCATATTCTTTTAAATCCGACTCATTTAGTCGGAATTCTTGATACATAAGATCTCGAGTGCAGATTGATATTACACCTTGCTCTATTGGCCCGTAATTTTTAGTATGTGCTAAATAATAAGCTCCTAATTGATATTTATAATCTTCAACCCATTCTTCTTTTTTAGGTCTGTTAGATTGTTTCCAATCCACTATGCTCGGTTTTCCATAAGCAACACAAGATAGATCTGCTGTACCTGCAAATTTATTTTCATATTCTAAACTTATTTCATTACCCCATACCTCATCTATTTTAATATTATCTAAAATAGTTTTTGCCATCATTCTAGGTTTTGTACCTTCCTCCATAGCATTATAATAACCTTGTCCTGTTAAATGATATTCAAGTACCTGATGCATTTCAGTACCTATAGTTGAAGCTTGTTTCATAATTCTATCTGCTTCAGCATCTCCAACTCTACGTCTCCAATTATCTAAAAAACGTTTGTCCTTAGTAGCAGAAAGTATTGTTGTAACGCTTGGTACTTTTATATTATCAACTAAATATTTACGTCCTGTTGTGTCTGAAAATCTATTATAATGTTTGTAAGGATACTTTCTAAGTAACTTCATACTTAGTTAATACTACAAATGATTAGAAAGTACAGCCATAAATATAGCAAACATACCTGCTACAATAATTTTTTCTATTCTATTTATTCTTTGTTCCATTCTATCAATTCTTTCAAAAGTCTGTCTTTGCATTAATCTGCAAATCTTTTCGTGATTATCTATTCTATCTATTGCAGATTTTTTAGCCACGTCTAACTCCTCTTTGTGCTATTGCAGCTCCTGTTGGATCATTAGGAAACAAAGCTTGAAATTGTTGTGGATTTACTTGTCCGGTAGCCGGGGGCACTGGTTCTTGAGGCGGTTGAGCTACTGGGTCTTCAAGTTGCAGATCAGCCATAATAGATGTTTTTTCTTCTTGTTCAATTGGTGCTTCTTCAGCATCAACCATAGCTTCGTTTTGTGTAGCAGTAGATAACATTTCAACAGCATTAGTATCTGTTTGTAAGTTTCCTGAAGTACCTGAAAAATCTTGTGCAAATAGTGTTTCGTAATTTTTTTCTGGAATTGTATCTTGATTGTAGTTGGGTGCTGGAACTAAAGCTTGAAGTTGTCCCATTCTTTCAGTAATTTCTTCTGGTGTTACTGTCTTAGGATCTACTCTTGGAACATCAGCATCACTTTCATTTAAATAATTAACTAACCTTGCAAACGCTTCTCTTTTCTGTGTAAGGCCAAGTCTACCTACAACACCCGGTGATCTTAAAACGTTAGCTGCTGTTTGGATGTCTCTACCTTTAAAATATCTTCTTCCAATACCAAGAACTCCTGGTACACCATCACCAACTTTCTGACCCATTAATAATTTAATTTGTTCATCAGGGTTTAGAGCATCGTTGAAAGCTCTCATAGCAATTGGATCTGTAAGAATTTGACCTGCACGTCTACCAAGTAAAATAAATAATGCTGGTGCAAATGGGTTAACAGCTGCAGAACCTCCAAGAACTAAAGCTCCTGTAAATGAATTTAGACCACCTAATTGTAATCTTCTTTGCATAAAAGTTGATGTATCAGCAATTGGAGTATCAGATACTGCTTTCATATAAGTTAAAAACTTTTCAAATTCTTTTGCTTGTCCTCTTCCACCAAGAATAGATATCATTTTTTCTTTCGCTACATCATCAGTTGGATCTGCTATTCCAAGCTCTCTCATGAATTTATTAATATTAAAACCAGAGGTATCCTTTGGACTAAATTTTATTTTTGTTGCATCAAAGATATTATTACCTGTTTTTACTTTATCTAAACTAAAATCTACTACATCGCCTTTTTGAACCATAGATTCCATAACATCTACTGTTCCGTTAATACCTGCTCTAACAGTAGATTCGTTCATAATTTCATCAATCATTGTTCTACCTGCAGGAGATGAAGCTGAATCAAAACCTTTATAGAATGAATTAAACATCCATCTAGCTTTTGCAGCATTAAATAATGCTTCACCACCACCTTTAGTAACTCCTATGGCTTGACCTGTTTTCTTAGATACTATTTTATCAGCACCCAATAATTGTCTAAATTGTTTGATTGCAGTAGGGTCACCTCTCGTAAACACATCGTTAGCTAAATCATTAAAGAATCTTTGTGATTTTTTCTTTTCCATGCCACCAATTCCAGCTAAAGCTTTATTTGTAAAAGTTGTTGCGTTGTAGTCTCTAAATACTTTTGTAGCATTAGTTCTTTGATAAAAGTTCATTAACGTAGAAAAAGTGTCATTTGCACCATAAAGTTTATCTCTTAATTGTTCTGAAGATTTAATTTTTAATGCTATGTCTGCATCTGCAGCAGCTTTGTTTGTTTTAGCTAAAGTTTCATAAGCAGCCTTAACGGTGTCATCTTTTAAAAATGTTTCTTTTGTTATGTTTGCACCGAAAGAATTAAGATCGTTTTCAAGAGCTTCTCTTATAGACCATAAGGTAGGTCTAATATTTTCATAACCTGTTTGTTGTATAGCTCTGTTAAGAGTTGTGATCATACCTTTATATTGTTTTGGAGTTACAAAGTCATCTACTGCATTCATGTACCTAAAGAATAATGCAAGTGGATCTCCAGTTCCCTGTAGTTTTTGTAAATCTTTTAAAGGCACATCTCCTAATTTGTCTTGTGCATAACCTCTTATACCAGGAAACTGCATTGCTAATTCATCAACATAGTCTCCAGCCATTTTTTTAACATGGCCTGTAGGAATAACTTTTGGGTTTCCTATCGTATCTGCTAAAGTATCAAAAGCTTTATAACTAGCATTAATTAAATTTGAATTTTGTTTGAAGGCCTCATCGGCTTGTTTCCAAATAGTAGCTGATAACATACCTGTTTTAATAAGTGGACCATAGTTAAGAACAGAATTATTTAAATATTCTCTACCTGCTTTTTGTTCTGCACCTTGTAATGCTTCTTTACCAATACCATTTATAAATGGCATAATACCAAGCACCTTAAAATATTTACTTGCAAAG